GGATATTTCGTTCAACAACTTATCAACGCTTTAGTATCCCTATCTAAATCAATAATGTATAAGAAAAATAACAAAGATGATCATGAAAAAAACTAAGAGTAGGAAAGAAGAAAGGGAAGCAAAAGCGCTCAAAAAAGATATGGCCGTACTAAAGGCTGATCTACTTAATAGCGTTGGGGAAGAAGTTGAAGGTGAGATCGTTGAGAAGGGGCCAACGGATAGATTCGGAAGACCAACGGTTATCACGGAATACGTTAAAGACAGACTACTTCAAGCCTTCACGTACGGTTGTACGGACAAAGAAGCTGCCTTATTTGCGGGCATAGGAGAGAGGACCCTCTATGATTACAGCAAGAAGGATCCTGATTTCAGAGAGCATTGCATTCAACTTAAAGATACCCCTACATTGACTGCTAGAATTACACTGGTCCAGTCTTTGAGCAAGTCAGCCTATTATGCTTTGGAGTACTTGCAACGTAAGCGATCTGATGAGTTCGGAATGAAACTCAGGCACACCATTGAGCCACCCGAAGAACTTACTGAAGAAGAGAGAGATAGACTTGATAAAATGCTAAATGCGAACTTACGACATCGATCAAATTAGGGAGGCAATGTTTGACAAGAAGCTAAGATATTATCTGTGCAAAGATGATATCTTTTTGTTTGCCATGTACTACTTTGAGCACTACTTATTCTGCGAGGCAGCAGACTTTCATTTAGAGATGGCTGATGATCTGAGGTTTAAGGATCATAAGTTCTTGATGTGGATTATGTTTCGTGAATCAGCTAAGACGGTCTGGGCTAAGATCAAGGTCCTTCATTCAGTTTGCTATGGCCTCAAGAAGAACATCGTGTGGGTTTCTTTCGATACGAAGAAGGCTGACAAACAGATCATGTCCATAGCCTCTGAACTAAAGAGTAACCGTAGAATCATTGATGACTTCGGTCAACTTTATTATGAGGATGCTGAGAGTACCAATAAGAGATCGAAACTCAAGCGTTTGGGAGACTTTATCACAACGAACAACGTCAGTGTCAGGGCAACCTCAATCATGATCCCTGCTCGTGGAGATATTCAGGATCAGTTCAGGCCAGACCTATACATTGTTGATGATATCGAGAACATGAAGACCGCTAGATCCTTAGCGATTACTAGGGGGATCATCGAGAACGTCGAGGAGCTTCTTGGAGGTGTGGCAGTTGACTGTGACATCCTCATACTTTCAAACAGGTTAGCGCGGAATGGTTCGGTTGCAAAGATTGAAGCCATGCTTGATAAGAATCCAAAGGCAGTCATTCATGAAGTTAAAGTTTATGATTCCTCCGGGAAAATCAGTTGGCCGTCAAGGTTTGTTGAAACCATCAAGCAAGCTGAAAGGAAGAACAGCAGGATTTCAAACAAGAAACAACACTTCAAATCTCTTGAACAAATGAGGTTTGACCTAGGGACTTCAGGTTTCAATCGAGAGATGATGCTTGAACCTATCGACACTGCCGGGGCTCCGATCCGAATGGAGTGGATTAAGAGAGAGACAGTTCCTGATCTAGATAGATTGACCATGACTGTAGCAGTCGATCCCGCCATCTCTCAAAAGCAATCAGCCGACTTCTTCGCTCTTTGTGCAGGGGGACGTCATAATGAAACGGGAAAGATTCATACGTTCAGGTCCTACAAAACAAGATGCCGGATCAGTGAGCAGGTAAACCTTCTTCTTAATTGGCATCATGCTTACCCTAGGGCAACTTTCAGAATTGAGACTGTGGCTTTTCAAGAAGCCCTCAGTCAACTTATAGCAGACGAAAGAAAGCGAGGTGTGTATGTACCAGTCAAAGATTTCAAACCTAACGGTGACAAGCTTATGCGAATGCAGGCCATTGCCCCATTCATTGAAAGAGGCGATGTGGTCTTCTCAAATAGTGCAGAGATGGATGAGCTTATTGAGAACATTTGCGGCTTCCCTTTCATTGAACACGATGATGATGTGGATGCCTTTATCAGTATGGTTGAAAGTTTTGTTCACAAAGTCAATAACCCAGGCTTGCTAGTGATGTGATTTTAGTTTTATAATCATCTCAAATAAAACTAAATCTGATGGGATTCCTTGATTTTTTTAAGAAGAAAGAAGTCGTTCAAGCGAAAGGACAAAATATTGTTCAATTGTTTTCCAACTTCCAGGGAGTTTCGTCAAAGACAAATGCGCAGTACTACACCAGTTGGGTAGCAGTTGCCATTAGAGTTATCGCTGAGAAAGTTGCAACGATTCAATTGCAGCTTCTTGAGGAAGATTCTGAGGGTAACATTGAGCAGGTCCAGAAACATCCAGTACTCGAGCTACTTAAAGACGTGAATCCCTTCATGTCTTTTTTCTATGTCATGGAGAGGCTTGCTTCAAACATTGAGCTTCAAGGAAATGAGTTCTGGTTCCTTCCCTATAAATCTGGAAAGCCTGAGTTCATCCTTCCATTGATGCCTCAGAACGTTGAAGTGATTGCTGATAAAGAGAAGCCTTACAATTATGTCAAAGAATATATTTACAAATTGAGTGGTCAGCAATGGACTATTCCTAGAGATCAGATCATTCATTTCAAACAGTTCAATCCAATGAGTGACCTTATTGGTTTAGGTACTTTGGATTCAGCAAAACATGCCATTGAAACAGACATTTCAGCAGCAGCTTATAACAGTAAGTATTTTCAGAACTCTGCTAGGCCAGAGGTAATTCTTAAATATCCAGACGTCCTTGAGCCTGAAGCTCAACGCAGGCTTGTTGAAGCTTGGAATGAAAATCATGCTGGTCCTGATAAACAATTTAAAGTTGCCGTTGCTTCAGGTGGGCTAGAAATCGATACCCTTCAAACCTCTCAGAAAGAGATGGACTTCGTTGAATCTAGAAAACTTAATCGAGATGAGATCCTAGCTTTATTCCGAGTGCCACTTTCAATTATCGGTATCACTGGAGTAAGCAGTCGGGCTGAAGCCGATGCGGTTAATGCTGCATTCATGGAGAACACGATCATCCCTAAGATGGAACGAATCGTGAACACCTTAAATGAGTTTCTTTTAGCGCTTTACCCAGGTACGGAGAACATGCACTTCGCTTATAAGAACCCTGTTAAACAAGATAGAGACCTCGCTATTCGTGAATATCAAACTGGTCTTGCTTCAGGTTGGTTATCAGTCAATGACGTTCGAAGAAAAGAAGAGATGTCTGAGATTCAAAATGGTGAGAGTGTTTACATTCCTTTCAGCTCACAACCTTTAGGTACTCCAATTGAGGAAGTTAAAAAGCTTAAGCTCACTCCTGTTCAGAAAGCTACTAAGATGATCGGAGAAAGCTTAATCAAAGCTTTTGATGAAATTGAGGAACCTAAAAAAAAAGAGATAGACCAGGAGAAGGCGCTTGAAGTCAAAGGAGAGATGCTGATTAAACAGCAAGAGAATGAAGGTTTGACTTATCGAAAACAATTCAATGCCCTTCTTAAAAAGCTATGGAATAGACAGAAGAAGGAAGCCGTGTCAAATCTTAATAAGGCTATTAAGACTAAAGATGATAAAGATCCCAAGGTGCCAAAGCTCCTCGATATCGATAAAGAGGTGAGCTACACCATTGATTTGATGACTCCACTTTTCAAAGCAATCACTGAAAAAGAAGGTGAGAATGCAATGAAGTATCTTGGCCTACTTGCTGCCGGAGAAGATTTTGTGCTAACTCAAGATCTAGATAAGTTCATCAAGCAGAATACAAAGAAGTTCGCAGGTGAAGTTACTGAGCAAACTAGTAATCTGATTAGGTCTCAAGTCTCTGCTGGTCTTCAGCAAGGCGAGGGTATTCGAGAATTGACTAAGCGTATCGAAGACTCTACCGCTTTCAATGAGTTTAGAGCTGAGAAGATTGCAAGAACTGAAACCATTCGAGCTCAAAATAAAGCCACTGAAGAAGTTTGGAAGGAGACCGACGTGGTTGCATCCAAGATATGGTACACAGCCTTGGATGAAAGAACCTGTGAGAACTGTGGGCCAATGCAGGGCAAAGAAATAGCTTTGGGCACCAGCTTCTTTAAGATAGGAGATGAGGCTCCAGGTGGACTAACTTTGGATTATGAGGATACTGATGGACCACCACTACATCCTCAATGTAGATGTACCTTAATACCCGTAATAAAAGAATGAACGACGACATCAAAAAACTAGGCTCAAGAATTGAGATGAACTTTGATCGAAAAAGAATCGATGACAAGGAAGCTTTTAAG